ATTCTATTCAAATTGTCAGTAGCCGCGGATTTTATCCGTGCAACGACCGAGTAGAATTTCACCGGGTCATCCTTTTCCTTCACAGGTCAAGGAGCCTGGTACCATGACACTGCCCAAGGGCAGTAAAACTGACCATAAGGTCAGGTCAATAAGTCGAAAACTGCTTGGAACTCTTTGGGCTTGAATAACCCACGGAGCTCTGCAAACAGTAACTTAGAGGGATCGCGATTGATATCACGATTCCACGATCTTTCAATCCATTTGAGCGTCGTTGCGACTAGTTCAGGATGTTTTACAGCCTGTTCCAGAAGCTTCGATGGCAAAGGTGAGACCTCTATACCATTAAGAAAGAGCCTTTTGGCAATTTCCGCTTGGGAAGTGGTCCTATCTTTGGAAGGCAGCAAGGATTTTGACAATGAAATGTCTAGTCCTAGAAGGTTCATCACCTTCTGATATTCTTCTGCAGCCTTTCTTCCGACGATGACTATGTCATCACCGAGAAGACCGTACTTTTTCACACCGCAGTATCTCACGATACAGTGGTGCGTCAAGGCCATCACTGGCCATGATGAGTATGCTCCCATGGGTTGACCTACAGCATAACGATGAGGGGTCTTCCGTAAAAGGAAGTCCCTATTCACCATCACGCTACGCCAAATCCGTGCTTGATCGGATCCGACTAGTTTCGAAACCACCAACTCCTGTAGTGATACAGGTAGACGGTCGGTCGCTGAAGCTAGGTCGAATGAGTAAATGTTCTTATGCAGTAATGTGTAAGACTTTACACGATCAGCAACCTTATTCTGATCAAAGGTTCCGTCTTGGGGAAATTTCCTCAATATACGGTCCACTTGGTCATGCAAAGGGCGGAACACAGTCTGAGTCCAGTAGTCTAGTTGGGCGAATAGCCTAACTTTTCCACCGCCTTCCAGTTTAGTTTGTAGCCTTCCGGCAACATACTTTTCTTTCGGGTCTGACTCTAACCGTGTCTCTAAATTAGCCATTTGACTCAAGATAACCTGGTTCACACCAGTGTTGTCGAGTCATTTGGTGATAAGATCGGCCAAACCCTCTTGTTTGAGGGCTATTAGATCGGCGGCGGCTGAATAAGTCGCCTTACCGTTCGGACCTTTCTTTGAATTTAGAAGATGGCTACAGGATAGTTTGGTGTCTCTTATCCTTCCTTGTCTTAAGACGTTAGAGATAGAGATCTCCAGATTGGCAGGGGGCATCCCTCTCCTTGGTTCAGTAATAGACCTTGTATTCGGTCTGTCACTAGCT